AACGAAGGCCAAAGACTCAGCATCGACGAAGTTGGCCACGACAATCGAAGACCCTTGCAAGAGCTTGGCCTCTGGGTAATTCCTGGCCATTTCTGAAGCCTGAGTGTAATTCTTATCATGCCATTCCTGAGACATGCTTGCGTCACCTCGCTGGCTGGAAACACACTTCCAGCGATCCACCATATAGAACTGTCTGAATTTAATAGGCCAGTTGAGTATGTCGCGACTGAAGAGTCCTTCAGCCACACCTATCTCCACTCCGTTCCCGTGAGCAAACTCCGTCACTGCCCAATCATCATTGGTTTCACATCGGAGGGTCTTCCACAAATCCCGTCGATATTGTATCTCGTCCACGTTCGTATTATCTTTTTGTCGCCCAGAAATAAACCCCGTTCCGTTCACAATCGTGGGTGGCTTCCAAACTCTTCAAAGCTGTGTTGGTCACTTCAACCACCTTGGAATGCTCTGTCCCCATAGCGTAGTCGTGCAGTTCCATTGCTATGTAATCTATCTTTCGCAAGGCTTCCATGGAAGGAGGATGCTGCCAAATGCTGTTCTCCCCTCCCTCGCAGTCTATTTTTATCAATTGTTTTTCGCCAAGAAAAGGCAACTGTCCTATGATGTCGTCCAAAGTCAGGCAAGGAACAGGGACCCTCTCATGAGTCTGTTTCAAATCTTCCTCCGGAAAACCTAGTCCAGGTGTGAGATAGGATTCGCCAGCCCCATTAGGAGCCGTGGTGCCACGGAACACCTTACCAGATGATCCCAATGCAGCTTGAAAAAGTAATATATCGTCCCTAAAAGGAGTAAACCTTTTGAAATCCTCACAATTCTGCGGGTGGGGTTCCACTGCCACAATAGTCACATTAGGAAAAAGGGTTTGAGCAAAACGAGTAAAGATACCAATGTTAGCACCAATATCGAAAATAATGTCTGGCACAAATTTGAGTTTCCGTAAGCGATAGCAATCCTCAGTCACCACTTCCCCGTAAAGCCCACCATAGCCACCATTAAGAGTTTCTTCTAATTTCATTTTATTTTTGCCTCAGCCCAATTAAAAGTTTCAGGATCGAACTCGGACATTTCGTTTTGCCACCAATATGGTCCCAATTTTGAAAATCCACTGAATTTAGTAAAAGCGGGTTTATTAAGATGAGATGGTTTACCAATGTCCGAATAACCATCTGCCTGCTTGATGCAACCAGGGACGAAGGCGTAGGTGTGGAGTTCGGGCTGGATTCGAATCATGGCGTAGTCGATCCCGATGCTGGAATCCAATTCACGATCCAAAAGCTGAAGAACTTTAGCAATGCTGGTATTCCTCACGATGTAGGCGTAAGTGCAGAAAGCTCCGTAGGTGCGGACCATTCTATTGTAACTGGTTAGCTCTGCATCCCGAGGTGGCCGTCCTGCCCCGCAGTTGTGCCAGTAAGACGGGTTGACGTGAAATGTCCCACCCAGCCACACAATGTCCCACGGGTTGTCCCGCAGAAACGCTTGAATGAGACTAATCCTCCTTCTGAAATCGGAGCAGAACACCAAATCATCCTCCATGACGAAAGCGTGTCGGCCCAAAGCCAATGCCTGTTCCATAATCATCACCTGACTGAAGTGACAACCAATGGCACCAGGAGTCCTGTTCTGCATGATAGCTACTCGTTTGGGGTCCACTTTGACTTCGTGAGGATAAAACCCCCTAGTCCGTGTCGCTTCGATTCCAACCTGCCGAAGCGATTCCTGCATACGCGCAAGACGGTCGGTGCGATGGTCGAGATTCACAAACGAAATAAAGGAGTCGTCCAGTAATTTCATATCAAAAATGAGCAACTAAGATGTCGTCTGGGAAATCTACAGAATCTATTCGATCAATTATGTAGTCGTTGTTAATAGCCCGCAGAGCCCTCGTCACCCTGTCCAAAGAAACATCCAGATGAGGAGTGCCCATGATGCGAACGTCATCGATCAAAATAGTATGGGTGTTTATGGAGTGCTCGTAAATCTGTTTCAGCTCCCCCATCAAAGGTGCTTTTTTGTAGTCCTCGACATCACCTTCACAGCAATGAGCATCCAACCAAAAGGTGCAAGGGGACGTGATCTTGGGAAGGATCTGCTTTAGAAACTCTCTGGAGTCACCACCAAAGAGCCACACCCGATCTCTGAGATCCCAGAATCGATGAGCACACCATCCCTGCCCGTAGGGTAGGAGTTCCACGCTGTAAATGACTTTGAAGCAGTTCGCATCCAAAGCAGCTTGGACACCATCACCTCGATGCGTCCCTGTCTCGATGAATGCTTTGTTGGGAAATGTTTCCAGAATTTCTTTGGAGATTGGCATTACCGTGGACGTTGCATTTCCCGTAAGGCCATTCCCTTTTTAACAAGACAAGCCTTAGTTAAAAACCCCTTGTTCAAAGCATCACAAGTTACTTCTTCCAATTGGGTTCGATCACTTTGATCAACCAAAACAACAAAGCCTTTGTCATCGTCATTGGTCACAAGCAATTTCCAATGCTTTGTTTTTTCATCTTCTTTGACAACGAGTTCTGCCGCTTCGATGCCCTCCATCTCAAACACTTTTTTGGGGTATGGACTTCCTTCGTAATCTTGTTCGCTGTCACCAATCCAAACTTCGATCCGACCTTCAAAGAAATGCAATTCAGCTTCTATCATAATTTTGTCATCCAATCTGGAACAATGTCTCGTGTGTCCTCTTTACGACCCGGTTGAAACCAGAGCTTTGGAATCAGAACTTGTTTGTTCGGATTTCGATTGAGCCATGCACCCCAATACGAAAATGTGCTCGCTGAGCATATTTGATGAGTGTGGCACGACATCGCAATGAGATCCGTCACCTCACTGTTTCCTGTTGAGACTGATATATTTTTCCCTCTGAAATTCATTGAGCACCATTCAGAATCATCAGAGAAGAAAGTAAAACTGTGACCGGGAAACTGCTTCATGGCCGTCTCATACCACTCTTTAGAAACAAACGGGTGTTTCTGAGTCAATGTCAGGTAGTCACCTCTTCGGACATGCACCGACACTGAATTCTTCAAAAGTTTCCAGGGAAATCCAAATTCATTGATGATCCGATCTCGATATTCTTTGAAATACTTCTCGGTCTGCCACCATCCCTTCAGGAAGATATTCTTACCTTCCCATTCTTTTTTATAAGGGAGTTCCTGATAGGTGTGCTCCTTTTCCTGAATGGTGACACTCGGCAGACTCGGATCGAAATTGATGTTGACTAAGTGCTGGAGGTAGATGGGGTTGTGAAATTTATCATTGGTGGTATTGGGCAGCGTGTATTCAATCCCGTGCCTCCACGAATAGGCCATAGCTGTGGCTGCTTGAAAGAGAAAATTTCCACACCTCCCCGCTGTAATAGGCTTCACCATTCCGTTACTCATACAACCAAGTTCTCCTTTTGATCACGTCACGAACCGTTTGAGGGTCCACATTAAATCTTCGGCAGCAAGCCAACAGTTGATTCCTCTGCCACACTTAGAACAAGCTGGCCCCGCTGCCGTTTGGATAATCCTTCGCCTCATCGTCCCTCCTTCTCGCTGCCGGGTTGGTGGGGTGGCTCTTTAATTCTAAGCGCGACAATTCCAAGCGCCGACCGCACTTGCTTGAACATCTTGTTCGCATTGGTGCGCTGCTGAATTTGAAAGTCGATTGGCAGTCCCGTCATGTGCTTTCCGAGCATCGAGAACGCGAGACAGAACGCAACCCATTTGCCATTGCTGTGTGGCTGCTCAGGGTCGCCAAGGCCCATCGCGGCGTAGGCTTCGTCATCAAGAATCAAGCGCACGTCAACATCGCGCCACGACTTGCCAGTAAGCGATGAACCAACGTGATATGGTGGTCCACCAAACGCATTCCAGACCTGCGAACCAAACTCGTTGAGCATTAATGCAGCAGGCATACCGACACCAACGGTGCGCTTTTTCTTAGTCACCATCTTCCCCTCCTGTCTGCGGCCTGCCGGGTTGGTGGGCATAAGCGCAATCGGCACATAGATTAGACCGCTTGTCGCCAGCGAAATTAGAGCCGCATTTATAGCAGCGGCAGAAGTAGTTGCCCGGACACCACATGCCGCGAGCGGGCCGCGTGTCATCCTTAATATCTTTGGCAACCCATGCCCTATCATCATTGCTCATCGCGCCTCCTTCTCGCTGCCGGGTTGGGCCGATTGCAGGCGGGTTACCAGTGTGCATGTATTGCAAGCTGACTTAACGATGTGATTCTCGTTGTGATACACCTTGAGTAATTCCGCCGCCTCTTGACACAGCTTCTCAAGCTCGGCAATGCGGGCGCGGAATGCTTCGTTCTCCGACTGGCAACTTTGCAAATCGCTGGTCAGCATTTGAGCCAGTTGAAGATTCTCTTTACGCTCCCCCTCACTTGCCTGTAGGCGGGATTGGAGGGAGGCGTGCTCACCGTGTAGATACTGGTAGGCCACATCAGCGACACGAACCTGCTCTTTCAGAAGCAAGTTTTTCTTCTCGTAATCGTCGCGCTGCATGTGCGCCACGCGGAGCAGTCCTCGCAGTTCTTCAAGTTCGGAATAGCCCGCACTTGATCCAGCACCAATAATGACTACATTCGGAGTGTCGTTCGTTTTGCTCATACCTTATTCTCCTTCCCGGCGTCCGATAGGGCAGCGCGTAGTTTTATCAGCCCATCCAGTGTTTCCAATAGCGCCTCATCCTTCGCTCGCAGGGAGGAGTGGGCTGTAGAGAGCTCCGTCTTGTGTAAATCAAGCTGCGCTCGTAGATAACGTAACTGAGTATCTTGCTTGCGCGATTCTTCGCGCTGCCTCTTCACCTCATCGAGGAGCAGTTGAATGTCGGTATAAGCGGGAGTGCGGGCTAGAGCGTGTTTCACCTTATTCACCCGCTCTTTTATGGCGTTAAGTTCTTCGGTTGTCATTTCAATGCCCTCAACTTATTTATCAAATCTTTTCTAAATTCTTCAGTTCCATGTTTACTATTGTTGTGTTTGAAATGGGAGCCTGGATGCACCCGGTGAAAATACTGGAGACCGGGAACAAAAAACAATGAGTTTCCCTTTTCCAACCATCTGTAATTCTGATACAGCGAGTCGTTAGTATTAGGATCCACACTGCCATCGAAGACCCTCAGATACTCATCACGATTGAAAAAGTGATTTGCTGTGTTCAGTGCCGTCGAAAAAGACGGCTTGTCCATGTATCGAGCCACATTCTTCTTGTCGATGTGAACTCCTGAAAATGCTCTATAGTCGAAATGAGGCTGGGCGAAGACGGGCAGGAATGCCGTGCATTTGAACCAAGGTTTCTGATTGACGATGGTGTCAATGTAGTTCTTCGAAATGGTGTTGTCACTGTCGAGCAGGATCACCCAACTGCCGGGAACAGCTTTCTCCACCGCAGCATATTTGTTGGCGTAGCAATCGAGATTGTGTTTGTTCCGATATATTCGGAACTTGAGCTGATACCCAAAAGTGTCCACCAACTTCTCGTAGGAACCATCGGTGGAGCAATCATCCGAAATGACTATCTGGTCAATCCGCTTGTCGTCTTTGACTTGCGAGATCGCTTCACAAAGCATCTCAAACCGATTGTAATGGGTGAGGCAGAGCGTTATCACTTCTGACTTATTATCTCTTTCTACGACGCTTTTTGGGCTCAGTATCTACGGACACGGTCCACGCACAGGAACAATTTGGATGTTGGGGGATTATCCCTCTTGCCTCGTCTACTGTGAATTTCACACCCTCCAACTTCTGGCAGATCGGACAGACGTTATCCAGTCCCGAAGTTGTATATTCGGCAATGATTCCAAGTTCATCAATCCCCAATTCTTCAAATCCATCTAACGTTCCTTCAGCGTGGGCGCGTATAGTCTCTGTCTTGGCAATCAGCAGAGCCCTCGTGCGCGTGAGATTTGAAATCTTTTCATTCATTTCCCTCGCAATCTCAGTGGGGTGTCTTCCTTCCGCCAATCCTTGAGCCAGAATCCGACTCATCTGACTGGACATGGTGGAAGTCACACCTTTCAAGTCCTCAAATGCTCTCGTAGCCAGAAGACGAATCTTGTTCATCGTCTCCGGTTGATTGAAAGCATCACGAAGAAATCGGTCTATGTTTCTCTCAAATTCTTCAAACTCCGTTTTGGAGGCAAAGAAGGCACTGACCATCCCCTGTCGGTAAGCAGACTGAATATATTTAGCTGTCCATGGTGTTTGAGCGGGTGTCCCTGCGGGTGCTGATAGAATTTGTGCATTGATGCGTTCAGTCAGCCACGCATTGAAAGCTTCCAGTTTGTCTGGATCAGATCGGAACTCGAACTCCCGTCGCTGGGCATGGAGAGTAAATCCCAATTTCTTGGTCTTCAGCCCGAGAGCATCCAGCTCGACCATGAATTCGATGATGTCTCCTCGGAGCTTTCGGAAACGATTATTGATGTCAGCAGCAAACTGACGACGAATCAGAGTGGTTCTGGTGGGGTCGCGTCGGAGCGGATTAGCGTTGTGGACATGTCTATTCAGATTTGTTCCTCTGAACTCTTTTGAACTTTGCTGGAGGCTGAACTGATCCCCTGCGTGGCATCACTGGCTTGGGTTTGAGTTTGGCTTTCTCCCTCTCCAACTCAATCGCCATCTTCTGCTCATCTTCCTTGATGAGTCGGTCATCGGGATCCTTGCCTTGCTTCTCGGCCGCTTCGATAACCGAACGGGCTTCGTCGTCCGTCAAACCCACGACCAGCGTCAGGAAGTGGAATGGAGTAATCAACAGATCGGAACCAGTCTGAACATATTTTGTGACGGCGTTTGTCAGCCGTTCGGCAACCAGAGCCTTGTCCTGATCGCTGGCGCTGTTGAGATCAGGCCACCAAATCTCGACCTGTTCAGGTTTGGGCAGGACTCCAAACAAAATCAACCGCTCGATCAAAGGTTTGATTACGAATGGATTCAGATACTCACGCCGGCGACGAGCCACACGACGATTCCAGGAACGTGAATCCTGCTCGCTGGCCAGTTGAGCTGCTTCAGAACCAACAAAGATTCGCCACGGCACACCCAACGCAGCGGCAATCAGTTTGATTTGGGAATCAATGTGAGGAATGGGGTCAGCAATGTTCGGGGAAAGGGTCTTGGCTTGAGCACCGAGAAGTGTGATGTATCGCTGGAGCCCGTTCTGATAGGCATCCATGTCCTCCCTGATGGCGTCCACGTCCATTTCGGCCTGCTCATCAGCATCGAGCATGGCTTCGATGGCAAGACCCGGAAACCCACCCTTCCAAAACATCTCACCGCTTCCACCCGCAATCTTCTTAAGGTCGAGGAGACGGTTGATGACCAGCTTCATCCTCGGCATCCCGTAGATGTTTGAAGATGTTCGATTATCGTAAAGATGGATAATGCGAGTCCAATGGACCCTGGTGTCGATCAACTTCGCTTCTGGTTGACCCGGCACTCTGAAAACACCTGAGGCATCCTGAAGCTGAAGGGAATACATCACGGGGAGACCAAACCTGGGATTGGTGATTTCGATCTCCAGTTTATCCACCTTCACTAACTTTTCATCAAAGGCCCTGACAAATAAAAGTTTTCGCTTGGGGGCATCTCCTTCAGGCTCCCCTCGTGCATTGATGCCTTCAACTGGCTGATCAAGAGTCTTACCATCGTCGATTCCCAACAGCATGACACCAAAGGTCCCGATGCCGCTCAACACGTCAGCCAACTGGAGGAGTGAATAAAGATTGAATTGTTCCTGAAGTTCCCGCCACTGCTTCTCGAAATCAGTTTCCTCTTCGTCCTCGACTTCGTAGATCATGGGGCTTTCGGACCAGCACTCTTCCGGCCATACCTTGACCACCCGAGCAGCGATGTCCCCCCTCTCCCAAAGGTCGTAATAATCCTCAATGGTGAGTGACGCTGGGTGCCCACATTCCGCTTCAATATCACGACGGGGGTCCAACTGCCTCTTCAGCCAAAGAGACCTCTCCATGACCAAATTGCGAGCAATAATACCATTCAGTGAAAGAGCTGATCGCGAAACAATGTGAGTCTTACCGTTGCCGTTGTTACGGGTCGGTCCCTTGGTGACTGCTTTTTTCATCACTCCACAAGAGTAGAATTTACTAATAAATTGATTTGTAACATTGCTTCACGCTTCAATCGGTGTGGGCATCCACCACGCCCCTCCGCAAAATTGCAATTCAAGCACAACACTCGGAATCCTTCAGGACGAACCCCCTTGCATAATTCCTTGTAAAGTTGTCTATAGACATTAAAAAACGAACCCATCGCTTTTCGGTGCTTGTTGCCCCCGCCATGAATATGATCAAGAGTCAAAAAAGCATACTCCCGCTCTCCACAACAAGCACATTCCAACAATCCATTAGAATAATGTGTTAAATACATTAAGTTTAATCTTCTGATGCTGATTTCTCTGCCACATATTGTATGCATCCATACGCTTTGATCTGGACGCCATGACTACTTTAACACAGCATGCAGAGCATTTTGGTCTTACAGCATCGGGTCCTCTGGACCTAACTGGATAAAACTGATCAATAGAAAGTGTGCGATTACAACCACGACACAGTTTGTGAGTCTTATCCATCATTCACCGAGTTTGCGTTTTACTGGAATACAGAACTCACCATCTTCGTGTAACAATCTCTCAAAATCTTCAAAAGACAAAAAGCAATCCCCGTTAATGCCCCAATCTGAACCCCACGAATTTCTTAATCTGATGTATTTGCCTTTGACGCTGACACCACGCACTAAAATTGCGTGCCCACCCTCAACGACTCCAGTAGGACGAATAAATCCATTGGAATCGGTATTCATCATCCCTGTAAACCAATTCAGTCCCGCGATTCCGGGACCCCTATAAGAAATTGCCAGCAAAGCATCCAAAAGACTGAACCCCCAACGGTATTCTTCATACCATCCTTTTTCCTGGCCCGCCTTGATTGCAGCGATTACAGACGAGCCCTCATAATCCTCACCTGGCCACTCGTCCAATTCCCGAGCACGATGGTAAATGTCCCTGGCTATTTGATTGGTGATGCTCTTTACCGAAACGGGACGGGCTGCTGCTTCGTGAGCAACAGCGAATCCAGTGCAGGCCCCTTCAGACCCCTGGTCAAGGAAAAGCCCGCCAGGGACAGCCCAGGTGTAGCTCCTGGGTCTCGCAGCTTTGGCTATCAGTTTTCGAATCGGGTATTCGCGGGATTTTTCGTCAAATTCAACCCGACGATCAAGTCTTGGATCGCTCATGCAAGCGACAATAAGGGCAGAAACGGATTAGTGCAAACATCAAATTGTTCTTACTACTTCCTTTTCAAAAGCGAGGGCACCATCAGTTCGTAAACCAGATCGATGTAATTCGTTCCTGCTTCATCGTAGGCATCACGCACGTCCTGCACAGCCTCGGCGTCTGCCTTGGATGCTCCACCAGAACGAAGGTATGATTCCCAATCCTTTTGAGCCTGAAGCACCCGAGCATGGAAATCATTCGCGGGTGGTGGAGGATCCGGGATCGGAGGAGGGTCAGTCGGGGTTGAGGCACAACCAACGAGCAAGACCCCAAAGAGAAGGACAAACAGCGTTCGCATAAAATCTTTAGAATGGAGACGGTTGAGCAAGCCCGTAAGCACCTGTCCGACCTGGGGGGACTTTAATGTCTGGGATACGTGCCTCATTCACAGCGATGATTAAATTCCAAGCCGCTCTTCGAAGTCCCCATTCCGGGAGGTTGGGGTCTTTCATGGCCCTTAGATACATCCTGCGTTCCAAATCAACTGTCCCGACACTGAAAGATTTTGCCGCATAGAACTGATTGTATTCAGCCCAGTCTTTATCAGCTTTCGCCGCCTTGGCGTGAAGTTCCTTCGTTGAGATTTTTGTTGAGGAACATCCAACAGCAACGAACACGAGCCCGAGTAGGAAGGTTAGGAATTTAATTTTCATCATGAAAAATATACACACGTTTTCAGATCAAGCAAATAAAACCTAAACATTCACCCAGGGACGATGTTTACCATTCGGGAAACAATAAATTGATTCAGGTAACAGGTCCCTCGGATGTTTTGATTTGATGTCATTCATCAAGTCTTCCCGAACAAAAAAAGCATCCAGCGTATCGACGAGGTGAACCAATCGGTAGCCTTTTTTGTTACCCAATTTGTAAAGCGCCGCCAACGACGCACCAAAATAGGAAGTCCCATCCCAAACGTGGTCAGGGTTGTATTGAATGACACATGCCATGTCGTAAGGGAAATGAGTGTTCACCTCAATCGAGACAACCCTCGGACTCCAATTCCTGATCGCTTTCCAAATCCAGTAGTCGTTTCCATCCACGTCGATGCTGAGATAGTCAAAGTCCCGAGGGATACAAAATTTGTGGAGAAGATCCTCAATGTTGTCAGGGGTGACCAAAGCCTTCACAACATCCAACCCATTATCAGTGTCCATCAGCAAACCTTTCCAACCATGGTTCAACCGAAGATTAGCAGTGTTGCTGAGATATTCTCCGTCCCCTGCTCCGAACTCCACGAAGCATTTGTTAGTTGTTCCAATAACTTCAAAGATGTGTTCAAGGACACCGTCCTGCCCGCCTTGCGAATACACTTTGCGCTCGAACTGCTTCATGTCTTTGCAGCATTCTTCTTTGCGAGGGTCTCCTCGTAAATCTCCATCGTCCACGGGAAGAGTTGCTTCGTGATCTCCTTCATTGCCCGTGCGTAATCCTGATGCTCGCCTTGCGCGTGAGGATCGTCTCGCAAGAAGAAATACTTGAGGAGGTTGTTCAAATCCCAGCAGGAATAGAACTCTGTGTAGATGGCAACTGGTAACACCATCCGAGCCAGTTCACGCGCAATACCCGCACCTAACATCCTTTGGTAGAGCTCGTAGGATTTGCCATAGAATTCATCAATCTCTCGGTTCCACTCCTGATGCAATTCCTTCTCCCACACCGTTGGTTGACTGACTTGTTTGTTCTTCACCCCATCATTGGTTCGCCAGGCTTCTGGAAGAAAGAACTCTCCAGACAGTTCAGTATATCGCGCCGACACCTCGTTGAAGTTCTGCATCCGATGGCGGATAAACTGTCGCTGAACGAAGATTGGCATCTTGATGTTGAACTTGATCTTCGCCATCTCAAACGGACTGGTGTGTTTGTTAACGAACAAATACCTGAGGAGTTTTTTGTCCTGTTCTTCGCCCTTGCTACCGCTGTGGTAGGACACTCGTGCTGCTTCGACGATGCACTGATCCGTTCCCATGTAATCGACCAATCGAACAAAACCATGGTTGTGAACGTTGATGGTGAGTCCTTGCAGGATTTGACTTGGATGAGCATTCATTGATTTCGTAAATTCGAGGACAGTGTAGCAGGACGGTTACCTCCTGCCTTCCCTCACATTCCAGTTAATCCTAGGTTCCTGCGAACGTGCCACTGTCCGAAGGTATTATCTCTCCTGACAGTAAAAATCACCGACTACGTTTTGGAAGCAAACTCCGCCACTGCAATCAGGATCACCGCCACCGCAATAGCAGGGTTAAAAGGAAGCAGACCAAACAAAGCACAAAGAGATAGAATGATTGCGAGTCCCGATAGAATCCAAGTTATTTTCATAAAAAGTGTCTGGATGGATCGACCCAAGGAAAGCGGCAAGGGAATACCTCAAACCCCCGCCCGTTATGCCAAACGCCCATCCAGACGCAAAAACCGTAAGACAGTCCCACAATTTTGCAACTATCAAATCAATTCAAAGTTACCCTGGGCAACCCAAATGCTCTCGACGGTGTCCTCGATTTTGCTGGAGCCAGAGCGTTTGAAGCGTCCTTTGACTTTGATTTCAACACCATCTTCGAGGTGTTTCACAAAATCACCCTCGGTGCCGGCTGGCACGTCATAATGCTCGCATTTCAGAATCTTAACACGTCGATTCTTCATCGTAGTCTTTCGCCATGGTCGGCAATTGTAGAGCATTACCGAATATATTAACAAGTTTCCAAAAAGATGCAAGTATAATGGTGAAAGCGACTGCGAGGTTCCAGAATTCAGCGTTCACCGTGTCACCCCTGCTGTGTCTTCGAGACCAACTCGACCCGTAGCTTTGAGTCCAGAACTGATTGCTGTTTTGAAATGTTTGGTAATTTGAAGCAACCACTCTATAGGACTGCCTTCCACTGCTGTTCGGTCCTCGTAGGATAGTTTGTAGAGAGTGAAGATCAGTGTCTTGGTGTGATGCACGTAAGGATCGATTGTGACCTCAGGAGGGAAGTGCAACCGACTCATTTCAGTCTCAACAAAAACAGGACTAAAATTCCCGTTGGTTTCCATCTGGGTGAAGATGCGACCGATCTCCTGAAACTGGTATCCCACCATCTCTGCTGTTTCACGGTTGCGGGTGATTGATCGAGTCACCGCCTCCCGAACCAAAAACTCCACAGCCAATCCTGACCTAACAGACCCACCAACACCTCGCTTGTTGATAGGAGGAAAAGGTGGAAGTGACGGACGGCGGTTGGTGTCGTTCGCATTTGGAGTGCCACGCAAAAGGAATTCACCTTGTGAATAAGAAGGAGGATTGGATGCAGACAACCTCGCCCGCTCCTGCGTTGGGTGGAGATGGGTTGTCTGATTTCGTATGTCTCCACTGAGGGCAGCATCAGAAACAATGGCACCTCCCAACCAAACAAAAAATAAAATCACAACCAGAAAGAAAAAAGCAAATGCGGCTTGAAGTATCTTTTTCATGTTTCCTTTCCCTTCCCACAACTGTAACACACCTCAGAGGTGCTAGGGGCAGCCTCCAGGCAGTGATGACAAATCCAAGGATCGAAATGTGTCAAATCCCTGACGGGTGGACGGTAAGCCGTGAGGAAGAAGTAAATCATGATACTCGCCACGACCACCACCAAAAACAAGAAAGCATACAAAATCATCATGCTGTATTATCTATCCCTTCCTTAAGAATTCAGTATGCCCACTGCCACGATCTCCTCGCAGCAAGGCAATGGTGCCATCAAAAAAGGCAATGATTGGCGGCAAGGCAGCGTTCAAACAACCAATAAACAACCGACATCTGGAGAACCATCCCATGTTGTCCCAAGTGTCGTCACCAAATGTTTCAGTGAGAATGAGGAAAGCACCGAAGAAAGCCCAAACAGTGTAAAGTAGCAAACGACCAATCGCCATCTTCCAATAGAGGACATTTGAAAGGAACTCACGTCCAGCATCCTTCATCTGCTGTTTGGCATTTTCCATCACCAAAGAGTTCCAATCTTCTTCTTGCGTTTTGCTAATCTATTAAAACCTCCTGAAGCAGCATCGACCTGATCCTTGTATCGACTGTTCGGAAAATATTTTAATTCGTCTACAAAGTCCTTCGTCCAGTTCCTTTTCAGAACGTGGACTGTCCCACCACCCACCTGCGAAGCGAGGGGAACAGCACGAGCAACTTTGTCCCCTGTCGGATGGAAAACGTAAATGGGGAAGCCAGCAAGATTCTTGACTGTGTTTTCTCCCGACTCCTTTCCACCACTCCCGCCTTCAATTTCCAAAACAACTTCAACCTTGTCTCCATCCCACTCAGCCGTCTGAAGAATCCAATCCTCCCGCTTTGCTGCCCCCCACTGTCCACGCCTGACATCCAAAATCCAAAACTGACCTTTGTGATCGACCCCCATCAATATCCCCACCGACCACATCCCACCATCCTCAGAGGCAGCTTTGTCCCACGATCTGGCCATCCTCACCATCGCTGGTGCATGGTCTTCAAACACCAGTTTCCCCGTTTCAAAAAGACCGCCTCCCAACGGCACGGGATCCTGGAGAATTTGTGCTGCGTATCCATAGGGACCCAACTCGACTTCTAATTTCTTCAGAGTCTCTCGTGAGAGTCGTTTGGGATCGAGCAGACCATCGACGTAATTCTCGACAAGGTGAGCAGGAGATATTTTGTCGGTGATCTCACCGGGCAGGCAGATGTGCTTCACACTTTCAGGGGATCTCTCCAAAGCTTCTCCCGTGGGATCTCCCTGATGAAGTCGTTGCTGAATTAGAATCGTAACCGCAACCGATTTATCGATCTTGCGCGTGGGAAGAGTGGTCCGCATCCAGCGATTGACCGATTTCAATTCCGCTTCGGACATAGCCTCCTCAGGATTGATTGGGTCGTCCACAATCAGGAAGTGACCGTGGTAGCCTGTGACCAGTCCTCCCACACCCACCGAGAGTCGCCATCCTGTTTTGGTATTGGTGAAGAGACCTTTGGTGTTCTCGTCCTCACGAAGTTGAATCTTAAAACATCTTCGGTAAAGTTCGCAACGGACCACGTCCCGAGTCTTGAGCGAGTCCTTGAGCGCAACCTGATGAGCGTAGGAAGCACAAATAAATTTAGCGGAGGGCATCCGGGTCCACACCCAGGCAGGAAAAAGCTGACTGCAAACGATGGACTTCGTCATTCCGGGTGGAATGTTAACGACAATGTCATACTCCTTGGGCTCGTTGCGAAAAACACGTTCGGCCGCTTCCTGAAGTTCGTCACAGAGGTATTTGATGTGCCAGTTGTCTACAAAGACCTCGCCGGCAATGATCTCCCAAAACTCCTTGACGAAATCGTAGAAGGACTCTCGAACAACTGAAGCCAGAAGGGATTCTTCCTGAAAGGAAACCCCATGCTGCTCGATGTCATCAGCGACGAGGGTGTGACCGCTCTTTCCCGCAACCATGCTGCTACACTAGCAACATGGTAGGGTTATTGCAAACGCATTAGTTCCTCGACCCGCTCCATATACTTTGCTTCCTCGTCACCTCCTCACTCACCTTGCGCCTTGAATCGTTTGGATTGGTGACGAAGACATTAGGAGTTGTTTTTGAAGCCTCTTCCGACGCAATCAAGGTTTGAAGGTCTCGGAGAATGGAACACAACTCACAATGAGGAGGACAGTGACGAATCTCATGATCAATGTATTTGTCCACTACTTCCTGTAGTTCAACCTTTGCAATTGTCTCTCTCATACATCTAATTATCTACGCAACTTCCTCAACATCGACTACTTTTTCGTGTCCGTTGTTTTCCGCGAGTTGTTTGAATCCATTGGGAGGGGTGATGTCCACCACATTTGCACCGGACTTCTGCCGCTGTTTGCGAACGGCTTCCAGAATCTTTTTCCGAGTCTCGATGTCCAAGTCTAGCTCAGCCAGATTGAAATTTCCCGAAGACTCCGATCCATTCTCGATCTGAAGACGCTCCGTGTAACCTCGATCCGCGTTGAGAGTCCGATTGACAAAGATGATGGCACTCGGATGACCCAGGGCGCAGAGGTCCACCAGTTTCGATTCAAAGAAATCCTTTTTGTGCTGATGAATCTCCCCCATCAACATCTTGAATCGGGGGTCTGCCTGAATCCAAGAGTCGTGGTCCACGGGTGTCACCCCCGCCATCGCACATGCTTTGGAAATATTATAAGAACCACTCACCATCGCGTGCAGGAAGATTTCCTTTTTCAATTTCAGGCTGGCAGTTCGCATCACCCTCGGGGTGCGGGGAAGGTCCTCCTCCAGGGTCAGGTGAATGTCTTTCCAAATCTCCCGAGCTTCCTTCGACAGATTACCCAGGACATACTTTACCAGGGTGTTCGATTGGTCCCTCCGCTCCGCAGCCAGATCATGCACCATCCTCAAGGAGGGATACTTCTTCAATAGAATTGAGAAATTGGCCGAGGTCATTCCCGCTGCCCGCGCTGCCCGTTCGATACGGGAGTCCCTGAGGAATGAATCGTAAACATCGATCAGGATGCGAAGTGTGAGCTTTCCGTTCTTAACAAATTTTCCCATAACAGCTTCAATCAAACACACTTTGCGTCCTTTCAAAGCAAAATGCAAGTATTGGATGGTATTCTGAATGGTTTAAGAGATAATAAGGATGTGAAGAAAGACAATGGCCTAACCCCAAGCGCACCAACCAGAAAGGAATGGAGCATGACGAGACTCGACATAAATGGTAACACAATCAGCAAGAGCGCCACAGCATTACGCCGAAAGGTCCACATGGCCGAAACGTATTCAACCGATTCAGCGGGACGAATAATGGTTGATGACGGCAGCGGCGGAGTGATTGTGTTCTTTGCTCAAGATGAGCCGAAGCTAACCGCTTGGGTTGAACGAACCCTCACTTGCAACAACCCCCAACCCCGGAAAGACCAGCCATGATGAAAACGGAACAGAAGGAGGCGGCACAACTGATAGCGGCTGCACCAGAGCTATTAGAGGCGTGTAAAGCGGCAGAGATTGTCATTACTGAAATTGAATGCGGCCACGACAAGCCGCTGGCAACCGGCTACGCGTTGGACCTGCTTCGTGCCGCCATAACCAAGGCCCAACTATGACCCACCCACAGACAGCGCAGCAATTGCCGGAGAGGTTGGAGATTGACGGTATCAATGCCCGACTAATTATCGGCACACCCGACAAGGCAACATGCAGCACCTGCCAATTTGCTGCCGAACTTGTCCGCCGATACAACGCGCACAGCGAGCTAGTGCGGGCACTGAACCAATTTGCTGGGTGCGACCTGAACGATACAAACTGTGCCTCGCTTGAGGTTGCTACGTGCCGAGTTCGGGGCATAGCCCGCCAAGCTCTTGCCGCACTGGAGGCCGGGAAGTGAGCACCAAAACATTCACGGCGGGGGAGAGGCGGAAGAAGCGGCTTGCCTGTCCTTATTGTAAAAGTCGCACAACAAAGATTGTTAACATTACTCGCTGTAAAAGTCGCGCAACAAAGATTGTTAGCATTACTCGCGGTGAAGCGATGTGCCAAAACTGCAATAAGTGGTGGCCAGTAATTTTGAGGGTAGGACCATGAACAACCAGCAGCACGAGGCGGGGATGAGGCGCAAGCGGGCGCTGATTAAGCGAGCGCGGACACTCTTTGACAAGGTGGACGCATTCAATACGGCCTGTCTTGATGCCGGAGTCTGCACACCAAACGGCCATGAAACCTACTACCAGCAATTATGGGCGTGGATCACGGAACAGGAGAATCGGCCATGAACAACACACACCCTAATAGGAAGAACCAAAATATCATGACCCACGACACCGACAAAGTGCCAGCCAAAGCCTAGGCCGCCTAAAGCGGTTATGGCTTAGGCGGAATAACGCACAATCGCGTCGCCCGGTGCCGAAAAAGCACCGGGTTTTTTCTTCCCCAAGACGAAACATATTGACATTGCTTGAGCGCTCTCTGATTCCACGACCTCGTTAATACCGAGGTCTCAATTTTCCCTGAATCCATTCAGTAAATAACCTGGAAAATTTTGCCAGGATTTTTCAGGACCCCAAATTTTCACTTCGGCTGGCAGAATTCCTCGGGATGGGACCCAATTTGCTTTGGTGTATGGGACCCAAATTCAGGAAAAAACAGGAAAATACACCAAAAACATGGGATACCACAAATAGGACCCTACTAAAGGGGTATCTCTCGATAATGTGTGTAGGAATGTGTATTTTTCCTTTAATTTATTCAGACTTTAGCTACAAAAATTTGGGTATAATTTACTGAGTGACCCCCCACGCCCCGCCACAGGACTTCAATTCGTGAAACGCTAGATTCGATCTGATTGGCATTGCTTCCAGGAAAGTGGATTAAACGCACAGAATAGGGGTTCTGGCGTGTCTTCACATTGTTTGGTATCAAATCACACTCTCACCATAGTAAACGCTGCGTGGAGGTCCTATTGGTGATGTTTTCTGTTTT